TAGGTTGTACCTCGGTGCAAGTAGCTGAACAAATGCGACGTGGCTACAACATCAACGTCGATGTGACTATGATCCGCAAGATCAAGATGCGTACATGTTATAAGAACCTCGACTGGCCTTGGGGTGATGAATACGCCAAACAACGTCGCGCTAGGCTTGCTAAAGTACGCGCAGGAAAGCTTGCGTCTGATAATGAATGTGATATAATAGTATCTTCAACACAAGAGGGAGAGACTAACCATGACAAAGCCGAAGGCTAAACCTGCTAATGGTGATAACAAGGTGCCACTCGAAGCACGAGTTATACGGAGTATATCTGACTTCCCAGCACCTAAGACTACACAAGATGCTGTCGATAGTGCTGCTGCTGAGTTTGTAACAGCTAACTTACTTAGACAGTATGCAACCAAACGCTACGACCGTGCTAAAGCTGTCATAGTCGAAGCATACGAAGCGAAGATCGAAGAGGTGAAAGCTAGAGCAGTTAAAGACATGCAGAAGTCAACCTACACCATCATCGGTGCAGATTGGCAAGTAGTACTCAGCGCTAATAAGCCTGTTGAAGTGTACAAAGTAGATGAACTACGCACACAGTTAATCAAGCTCGGTGTCAAGGCAGAGTTAATAGATGAAGCTAAAGCTGCAATCAAGAAACACAACGCGCCTGCTGTGTCTGTCGAAGCATCTCCAACTATGGCTGAGTGACATATGCCGAAGGACGATAGTAAGGTCGTCAAGCTACACCAGCCCCAGCCCAAAGCTGCGGCTGGTGTAGTCGTTGATGAAGCTATACAACCTAAGTCCATACTCAACATGACGGAGCTAGAACAAGAGACATTCCTTAATCAACTACGCGATAGACGCATGCGTGCTGTTGAAACACTCAAGCGCGCAGCGGCAGATAGACAACTAGCCAACACAATCTCCAGTGCAATCAAGCTAGAGCGCAAAGCCGATCAAGCTGAGAAGCAGTTAGACAAAGTAACCAAAGCATTAGACAGACTAGAGGAAATCATTTACTCTCTCCGTGCACTGCATCTACAACACACAGACACAGATATAACTAGAAGCGGAGGCGACTAATGGTCAACTACGTACAACGTGCCCGTGACGTTCGACACACGCTACGTGCACATGGCATGGAAGATGGTACACGCATTGTCCTAGAACGCCTCGCAGAAGACAACGAGATGCTGCGTCAAGAAATGGAGCAACTCACAATCACCATGAGCAAGATGGCTGACATTGTATCTAACATAGCTACAGTAGGTGAGAAGCTGAAGATGGATTGGGAGGAAGTACGTAAGCGCTTTCACCCTGACAAGGACATGAACTAATGTTGATCAAACCAACAACTGACAAGTCCTTACCGTGGGTTGACTTCTCTACTATGAGTGCAGTCAACACATGCCCACGCTGGGGTATCATCAACTCGTGGCATGGTAAGAAGCTACCTAGTGGCAACGATAGGGTACTCCCGCTAGAAGCAGGCCGTGCTATGCATGACGTATTCGCCTGCTGCCGCTTCTTCGATCTGCTCACTTCACAAGAGAAGAAGGGCACTAGTGTAAGGGGCATCAACGAGTACGCATCGAGGCTATTCAACAATGCTGAATATCCTGATCGCTGGTCGCAAGCACTCCATTACTATAACAGCGCAGAAGATGCAGAGACACGATGCATGCAGATGTGCCTTAACCTACTCGAAACGAGCGGTTATCACGACGACCCCCGTGATAATCGTCGTACACAAGCTAACCTTGAGAGTGCGGCTATTAGCTACGTGCAACGGTATCCACTTGGACGCTTTATACCTATCTGCAATGATGACGCTACACAAATAGGCATAGAAGTACCTTTCGATGTCACCTTGCATGATCATGACAACAGCCCTCTTGTTCGCTTCGTTGGTAGGGTCGATGCTGTGTGCGTTGATACTCTCCGACCTTCAGACCCCACACCTGAAGTACATGAGAACAAAACTGGTAGCCGCATTGATACTGTCTGGAGTAATAGCTTTGACACTTCTAATCAAGTCACTGGATACTGCATTGCGATGTCCACTATACTGAGTATACCTATACGCAACGTCGTCATGTGGGGACTACAACTACCCGTGCCTAAAGCTAGCACCTTCACTGATGGTATCATGCGTTATCCTACCTCACGCAACGAAGAGAGCTTCCAAGAGTGGGAGCGTTGGGCAAGGCATACACTAGGTGTCATACTACTATATGAAGATGATCCTACCAACGCACCCATGTATACACACTCATGTAACAGGTACTTCAGGAGTTGTAGCTTCATCCCGCTGTGTTGCGAAGGTGAAGCACAGCGTAAGCACATCTTCGACAACGAGATGGTGACAGAACGTTGGTCACCACTAGCGGAGACATTAGACCCATGACTGAAGCAGAAGCTGAAGCTAAACGTGAAGAGTTATACGCTCAACTAAACATACTCAACAAACGCATCAATGCTGCACGCTATTGGCGCGGTCAAACACCACCTAAGCTCGGGCTAGAACGCAGCAAGCTTAGGGACGCTATCAAACAACTAGAGATGGAGGTAGCACGCTATGGAACTGAAGATAGAAAAGCCAACTGATACATTAGGCAGGCTGTCAATGATACTGTGGGGAGATGCAGGCTGTGGTAAGACTACGCTCGCTGCTACAGCACCGGGTCGTAAGCTGTTCCTCATGCTTGATCCTGATGGTGACATGTCTATACGCAACATGCCTGACTGGTCACGCATCGACGTGTCTGCTGAACCCAGCGGCGACATCGCACGTGAGGGTATCAAACCAGACCCCTTTGGGCTGTTCGAGAAGATGAAGGACTTCGACACACTCATCATAGATAGCTTGACAAAGTTTAGTGAACACGCACTACGCCATGCTGTTGTCATTGCGCCTAAGTCATCTATCGAGAACCCAGGCATGCAGGGCTACGGACTACGCAACACATACGTTGGTGCCCTAGTTGCAAATATACTCCGTATAACTGGTAAGCTAAACAAGCACGTCATCATGATAACCCACGAGAAGGACGCCGACCGCAATGACCAAGGCAACATCACTGGTGTCTCGATGCTACTCGGTGGTCAGCTACCTAACATCACTAGCAAGGACATCTCTGAGGTGTGGAACATGCGTGATCAGGGTGGTAAGAGATACATCGCCATCCGACCAGAGCGGTTCCGCTCACCGATGAAAAGCAGGATGTTCGACATGATGGGACCAACCGCATTCGAGTGGCGATACAACAGCAACAAGCTTGATGGTCAAACACTGGGTGATTGGTGGCAGACATACACTCAAGGCGGCCACGTTAAGTTACAAGTTCCCAAATAGCCCTACTACATCTTGTAGTAGTTCTATCCACACGAGCTAGCTATAGCGGCTTGCTTGCTCGCCAGTGGTATGTCTATCATAAGCCGTTGCAACCAAGGAGTTATTACAATGGCATTGTTGAACTTCAGTGCAAACATCGCAGATGCAGAGGCACCTCCGCAACTCCCGCCGGGAGAATACAAGTGCATCTGCACTGCTGCACAAGACAAGATCGCTGCATCGAGTGGCAACCCGATGCTTACACTCACACTGCAAGTCCCTCGCTCTGAGTTCCCTGCTGACTTCGAACCCGGCGATGGTGTTGACGAGTTGACCTTCACTATGAATGTCGTAGCTCGTGACATCCCTGCTGACCGCTGGCGCATGCGTAACGTGTGTAAAGCCTTTGGCGTGCCTATGTCTAACAGCGTAGACCCCAACGACTTCGCAGGTCGTGAGGCTCGCTGCCGCGTTCGCACTGGTCAGGACTTGGAGAAGAACCCACGTGCTGAAGTGAGTTCTGTGTTGCCTCTCTAACTGGTGTGTGTATACTAGCTAGGTGGCCTGTTGAACACAGGCTACCTAGCACTTCCTTCCAACTCTTACAAGAGGATTATCTCCAATGGCTACAACTCCTGCACGTTCTACCTCCAGCTATGGCTCATCGTCTGCAAAGGCGAAAGCTGCCAACCGCGCACCACAGAAGCGCACCTTCCACTTCTTCGTGCGTGTCACTGATGAAGCTGGCAACGTCATCCCCGGTGCCAAGCTTCAGGTTGATCGCATCATGTCTGACGCGCGTAAGGTGGTCGAGTTCCTTGACACCCCTCAGTATGCAGACAGTGGCCTCACTCGCATCAAGCATGAGGTGATTGCCAACAAGCGCGGTGAGGAAACCGATGGAGCTACGTCAGTCGGCTAGTAAGTCTCACCCCTCGCCTGACTGACGACAGCAACGCCGCGCACATGCGACTCCCGTTTCAAGTGCGCGGCGTTTGCTATACTGAGTATACGTTAGCTGCGAAACATTAGCAGTTGGAGAACATCATGGACCTAGACGCTGAGCAGCAGCGGGCAGTAGAACTATGTGTTGATAAGACGAAGCGCCTTGTCGCTGTAACAGGCGAAGCTGGCACCGGCAAAACAACAATCATCAAACAAGCATGTGACCTATTAACAGCAAACAAAATCTCATTCGCACTCGCAGCACCCACAGGCAAAGCCGCTCGACGTATTAGAGAAGCAACAGGCTACCCAGCACACACACTACACAAGCTGCTCGGCTTCAACCGTCCTGAGATGGACGATGAAACTGGTGAAGCTACATCAGTCAGTGAACCTAAGTTCAAAAGCGGCAACCCCTTAGAAGAACAGATCATCATCGTTGACGAGTACGCGATGGTATCTACAGCACTACACCGTGACTTGATGGCAGCAGTCAGTCCTGCCACCAGCGTGCGTATGTTCGGTGAC